CCAAAATATCATCCAGCACAACAACATTACCACCACGGCCCGTCATCGCACCGCCCTTACCAATGAAAAAGGCCTCACCTCCTTGGGCCGTGTTCCACCTGCCGGCAGCCTTACTGTCAACTGACAGGGCCATCTTTGGGAATAGTTCCTTGTATTTCTCGTCATCGACAAGGTTACGGATCATCCGGCCAAAACGCTGCGCTAACTCAGCAGTGTGGGAGCCGACAATAAGTTTGGTGTCAGGGTTTCTACCCATAAGATACGCAGGGAACAGGTAGCTGCCAAGCTGGGACTTGCCGTGCCGTGGAGGCATCGCGATCATCAGGCGTTTGCACTCGCCGGTGATTACACGGTCCAAAGCTTTGGCGATTCGTTTGTGGTGTTCCCCAACGAGCATCTCGGGCCAGACGTACTGGCAGAAGGACAGGAAGTCTGTTGTTGCACGCTCCTGAGCCTCCAAGAGTTTGAGTCGCAACTCCAAGCGAAGCTGTTCTTCTTGGACGTCATCAGGTTTTATAGAGTGCATAGGCCACGTTTTGAAATTTGCATAAATATAACCCCTGATTGCATTTAAAACAACAAGGGGGGTCTTTTCCGGGGACCAAGTTTAAAAAGGTTCTAAATTTGGCTAAAACTGGGCGAAGGTTTGGCCTGAGCTAACTGGGCTGATTATGGCCCTCCCCCTCTAAAGGATGTAACCCCTATACGTAGACAAGAGGTACACGCGGGCCCACCCACCCCCGCCACCACCATGAGGGAAGAATAATAAAAAAGGGAAAGTGTAAGCGGCGCGTAAGCATGGCATGGTAAGGCTACAGGGCCCATGGGCCCTGTGATACTCTACCCAGTAGGGTAGAGTACTGGCCAGTAAAAAAGGCAGCCAGTCGGCTGCCTTCGTGTTTGTGATTCCTAGGGTGTATGTACATACACCCTAGACCAGCGCTTACTGGTTGACGTGTAGGCCGACTAGGTCACCGGCCTTGGCTCTTTCTTCTGCGTCTTTCTTGGCCTGATAAACATCACGGGCCTTGTTCGCTCTGGTCTTTGCTTCCTCTTTGCTGACCATTTCAAACTGGTCTATGCTGACCTTTGCACCTTCGTTCGCGAAATACAAGCTTTCTTCTTGGCCATACATCCACTCATAATCCACTTTGGTTAGAGTGATCAGGAAACCGGCCAGTGATTGAATGTCCTTGTTGGACATTTCAGTTGGTAACACATAGCGGTTACTGTCAATGGTAATTACTTTAGTCATGATTTGCTCTCTTCTTTCTAGGGTTTAAGTTGTACTGGATCGGCTGATCCAGTACATGGATTATACACCAGTTTAACTTACTGTTACGCTAAAAGTTAAATTATTTATTGTTTCTTGGATCTTGTCTTCTAGGTTCCTATCGGCCCAAGATTCTATTGCATCCCCCACGTTGTATTCTTCAATGTCAAAGTTGTTTGACATCCAGTTGCTGATCTGGTCATCCACGTCGTCGTCGGCCACAATGTCCATGACCTTGTCGCGCAGGTTGTGCTTCATCCAATCTTCAATCTTGTCATCCAGATTGTGGATGTGGGCATCCACAACGTCACCGATGGCATCTTCGCGAACAACCTTGTGCGCGTCAAGCCGGTCATACAAGTGACTGTCCATCCAGTTGCTGACTTGTTCATCCACGTCATTCATCGTGACATTTAATTGCTCATTAATAATGGAACTGATCAGTTGAACTACTGCAATTCTTTCGGGAGTGTTGGTCACCTTGTTGTCGATGGTGTTTATCAAAACACCAAAGGCCGTCCGGATTGCCACTTGATCAGGGGCGCTCAAGTTATTGATCATGATCTCCGCATAATCCAAAGCTTCTTGGATTGTGGGACGTGAACCAAACAGGTTATTACGGAAAGGGGTGACTGGGTTTGTCATTGCGTTCTCTCTTCTTTCTAGGGTTGTATCTAATCGGCCGATTAGACAGTTGAATTATAGCACTGTTTTACGTTAGTTACTGCTATTTATTAATAAATATCATGCCTCCTCGGTCCAGTGGTACGCGGGTGGGGTTTAGTGCTTTAACAAGATCATTCCCGCCATTGCGGCCTATCCATCCCGAACCAATAACCCCGTACTGGGTAACGCGGACCTCGATTCGATTCTCTCCCCAAGTCAGGTGCAGCAGATCATTGCCGGCAATCAAACCCTTGCGAATAGCAGCAACTAACTGGGGCCGGCTAGGTTTGCGCAAATAGTCAATTTCAAAGTAACTCATTCTCTATCCTTTCTAAATGAGACCACAGTATAACACCGCGCCAGCAATCCCGCAACAACAAAAACAAAAAAAATTAGCGGGCCCACCCACCCCCGCCACCACCAAATCAGGGAAAAAATTCAGGAAAACAAAACCGGCTGCAGAGAAAAAACCCGCGCGCCTAACGGCGCGCGGGCCATGGGCCACGGCCCATGGAGCAAGGCCCAAGGGCCACGGCTCACGTTGACAGTGGCAAGCGTCAGGGGCCGAGGGCCTAGTTTATAGGGTTTACTTTACCGGCCACTTTATGCGTTTTTTGCATAACCTTTCAGAGGGGGAAGGGGTATAATATCGCCCCTCCCATTCCATGGTTAAGCCGATAGCAGTTCTAACGCTCTATTTTTCAATGCCGCACCGGTTCCAAACCAAGCCGATTCAATGCGGGTATTGTCAGAGCGGCCGCGCTCATGATCGACTAATTCAGTGACAGCATTTAATGCGGCCCATCGCGTGCCGGCCACGCCCACAATATCGGAACCAATAGCGCGCCCGTTGAATAATTCAATAATTCGCTTGAATGCGCGACTATCTTTAATTTCAATTTTGCCAGTGTGATAGGGCTTCAATAATTCGGTCACGAATGAATCGGCCTCTTCGCTTGTCATTTTTTCGCCCGCCAATTTGCGGGATTGCACTAGAAAGCGCTCCCACTGGTTGGCCACAATTCCAAGCTGCAGCCGGACATCGTCCGCATTAAAACGCTCAGAATGCAAAACCCTGATTTGAGATTCACTATTATTCACTGCTGCCGTGATTGTGTTATTGCATACCACGCGCACACTGGTAAATTTTGCGATGGTGGCCATTGTCCCATCGTATGACGTGCCAAGCAAAACATAAGGGCGCACTGTATCGCCCTCGACAATATCGGCCCCTTCGCTTACTTTTGCCAGAGCCCAAACCCTCCGGCCGTAACTGAGAGCGCCCGCGGTTTCCATGGTAAACCCGCCAAGGTCTACCAACTTACTAAAAAACCCCATAACCTCAGAGGGTTGCACCACGTTATAACCCTGTGAAACTACAGCCAAGGGCGCGCCCGTATCGCTCCGGTGCAAAACCTTGCGATCAGGCCATGCTTGAGGGGCACTGGTGGCCGGTGTATTAAATAATACGGGGCTTTCTAATACGTCATAAGCAAGGCCGGCCTGTTGTGTCCATTCTTGAATTGTCGCGCCCGCTGTCAATTGCTGCCCTAGTTTATGCCAAGGGGCTAAGCCTGAATAAGCTATTGCTGCAGTGCCTGTTGTTGTGTCGATCATGTGAGCCATTACGCTATCCTTTCTAAGTTGATAAAAACCGGCTATTTATGCCAGTGCTTGAATTATACATACTTTTTACACTTTGCACGTTTTATTTACATTTATTTTTCAAATTGATCAATAAGCCACCAAAGCGCCCAAAAAATCACAATTATTACGAATATCAAGGGGCCCCCAATTCCCGCCCACAATCACCCGCGATATGGTGGCGCAAAAAAGAGCCATGCGGGAGAGTCCGCACGAATTCGCGAAGCGCTGCAGCATCGTTTTTCGCGCCGTTTTTTCTGGTGTTGTGCCACTGTATCGCCGTCGGTCCACTGGCAGCATAGCAGCCGCCGGCCGCGTCGGTTCCTACTTTCTTTTTTCCGGTGCCATGCGCAACAAAAACCACCACAAATTCGCGGGCACCACGTGCGCACAATGGCCGGCCACCACCACACTGTTGGCAGCTAAAATTTTCGGCCAATTCTGCAGGGCATCGGGCAAATTGCACGCCGTGAATTTTTTGTGGCCATTGGTCGGCCGATTCTAAGGGGGCAGCATATACAGCAGGCCGGCCAAGTTCTACAGCTCGCACAGCATCGGCCACATTGTCGCAGCTTGCATTTATAACTGTTTTATTTGGTTGAGGCAGCGGGAGCGCTTCGGCTGCAAAGTGTGAATAAGTCCAAGCTTGACCACCGCGCGGGACGCTATCAAAAACAGCTTGTAAATATTCGCTGTCTATTTGTGTCGTGCCGGTTTCACTTTTCGGGTGAAGGCTGCAGCTTGTCGGGCACGTGCCATAGGTTTCATGTTCGCCGCTGCGATAAGTAACTGCTATTGGGCCGGTTTTGCTGTTCGCGCTAATACGTACTGTTTTTAACATTTCTCTATCCTTTCTGTTGTGAGGGGCCTAGTATATCAACTTTAACGGCCTTTTGTGTATGATATTTTCTAGGGGTTTTCACGCGTCGCACAATTAAGGGGCTGCTGTTTTCGTCCCATGGCATAACCAAAAAGGGCAAATCATCGGCCGACATAACGCGCATAAAGTCACGAGCGCGAACAAGCGAAGGGAAGGTGCGAATCACACTTTGAGAATTGGGAAAGCACACATCGTATTTGTAAATTGGCATTTTCTATCCTTTCTGGGTTAATCGTCGCGGTCGGTGTTCAACTCAAGGCGCGGGTATTCGTCTTCTATAAAGCTATCGTCAATATGGGCAAGCCCTAAACGGGTGCCGGCATCCCAAATCACGATGGGCAAATCTTGCGGCAAATTAGCGAGCGCAGCCGACAATTTGCCAACTGTCATACCCTTATCAGCGCGAGCAAATTTAAGCGCCTGATTCCAAACCTCCCATGCATCAAAAATTGACGTGTAAATATCCGACATAGAATCATAAAAAGCGCGGCTGCTACGCTCTTCAGAAGTCACAGTCAAAAAGCGAACCACCTCTTCGCGAGGGGCACTGGCAACGGCATTGTCGTATGCCTCTAAAAAAGCCCGTTGTTCAATGGTCAACTTTTTCATTTTGTCACCTCTTCAACGGTGTCAATACCCCAACTGCCATAGCCCGCGTCTTCAAAATCACCACCATCGATTTCGCGTGCCTTATCCCATGCTTGCTGCTCGTCTTCTGCTTGGACCAAGCAATAGACATAGCTTGTACTTGCTGCAATCACTTTGTATGTTTTCATCTCTATTCTTTCTAAGGAACCGGATCAAGCACCGGCATCGCCAGTATAGCAAGGTTTTTGTACCTTGCAACACTTTTTTACATTTATTTTACTAAACCTAGGGTTTCCTCTAGTTCTGCCCATGGCATCCCCCTTGAAGGCCAACACCGCAGCGGCTCAAGTTTTATGCCCTCTGCAGCCAATCTCATAGCATCGCTCCCCTGATACAAACGAATGGTTGAAGGGCGTAGTGTATTACCCATATCAAGGACAAGCACAAAGCAAGGCCTATCCTTAGCAGCATGCCGAGTCATGAAAGCGATTTGATGGGGACGCAGCCCAACTTTTAACCCCTTAGCAACCACTTTCAACTCAAGCAAAACAAAGCGATCCCCGATACCCACCAACATATCAGGGATGCCAAGATTTACACGATTCTCAATGCGCTCAATGCTGCAGTTGAGAAGGCCGGCTTTTACCCTAGCCGAAAATCTAGCTTCAGGTGTCATCTGATCCCCCCAAATCTCGTTCAAAGATATCCGGTGGAGGCTGCTCCACTCCTGCGTCAAATTCAGGATCTTTTTCTCTTGCTGCACTTTCAATCACCACTCCTGTGTCCGCATCGATCAAGGCAGTAGGTGGAGGCCCACCATACAGCTTTTTAAGCTCGTCAAGCTTACGCTGCACCTCTTCCTTGCTCATGCTGTCAATCGTGCCGTGGCGGATCTCTTTGCGCTCCACATAGATCGTTCCCAAGGCTTGGCCCCTACGATACTCTGCTTGGACGGCTGCAGCAAATGCACCGGCATCCAAAGCTTTGTCTCGAATGATCTGCAAATCCCGCATATGACGCTCATAGGACGTGTTGTACTTGGATGCCAAGTCAGCACGATAGGCCTGAATAGCCGAGACCACATGGGGATTGATATCAGGGTTTGTCAGCTTCCATGCCATCACAGAAGCGCTGGTGGACTTGTATCCGGCCCTTATGGCTGCCTCTTTCATGGTCACCCGTCCGTCACCACTCACAAGCTCAGTGACAAAGGTCCATTCCTTGGCTGTTAGCTTCCTGCGCTGCTGCCGCAGCGGGGCCACCTCAGTAGACATTCGTTTCTGTGCCTTGTCAGGCATGACAGGGGGAACATTCCAAACGTCTTTCTTGGCCATTAGCTGATTCTCCACAAACGCCAACCATTGTCCACCTTGCGCAGCGTGAACACCCATTTGGGCTGATGCACTCGGGTAA